TAGGAGTACACAAATTAGTAGAAAGCATTAAGTAATGACACACTATATAGACGTAAGGGAAGGCACACATTTAGAAGTGTCTTATAATTATTATCGGTCAGTAACATCGAACGATTACGATGTGCCGCCTGACCCTGAAGAATTTGAAATAGAAAAAATAGAGTTAGTCAGCGATTCAGGCGTTCGCATGGATATAACCAGTTTGACGGAAGACTTGTTAAACGTCTTGCGATGGGATAAAATCAACGAAGAAATCTTTAACCAACATAATTAAAATGAGCAAAATTATTCAAATGCAGTCGTGGGGCAAGCCTTGGAAAAATGACCAAGGAGTTGATTGCTTCAATTTCGAAGTGCTGCTAGACGATCAACGTAGCGCAATTGTAACCGCACAAAGCGAAACACGATGGCAAGTAGGCAACGAATGCGAAGTGACCAAAGAATGGACAGATAAGCAAGGCAACAAACGTATGTCACTAAGCAAGCCCAAATCAGAATGGCAAAGCAAAGGAGGTGGGGGTAAGTCTGCTGAAGACCAGGTACGTATTGGCAGACAATGGGCTATCAATACATCAATTAACTATTTGCAACTTGTCGTTACGGCCACAGGTCAAATGACACCCGATGAAATTGCTAGGGCAGCACGTATGTTTATTGATATGCGCGATGGCTTAGATGACTTTAAGTACGACCAAGTAAATAATGATGACTTGCCTTTCTAATGAATGAATTTATAACAACGCCTACATCTGAAGATAGGTATAATGACATCGTACATAATTTTTTTTTATGGCTTCAAAGACAGCCGCAGATGCGTAAGCACATGAACAAAGACAACGTGTCTACACTTGTTTTTCAATTAGGATATACGCTAGTAAATGGTAAGGACGGTGAGAAATTTTTGCACCCAACCAAAACAGCAATTCAGCATGATTGTGATTTTCCTGCGTATTGGAAAGAGTTTGACAAGTCGGGTGACGTTAGCGACATAAAAGGATTTCGGAAACCAAAGAAGAAAAAAAAAGCATAAAATGGGAAAACTAAAACAAAGCCTTGAAGACGGGCATATATTGGAATACAGGTATATACACGAGCCGTTGCCTGAAGATTTGAAATGGGCGGTAGGATGTGCATCAGCCTTTTCAGATAGCCCTGAAGAAACAAAGCAAAACGCTCTGTTATTGTTACAAACCTTAGACGAACTAAAAAATGACTTTAGAAACTTTCATTAAGATTAAGTTTGGCACACAGAACAAGCTGGGCGAAGCCTTAGAAGTAGGTCAAAATACCGTGAACAGATGGTATAATAACGATCCTAAAAAATTCTTTACGCACGTACAGCAGCTTGCAAAATGGGGCGATGTGCCTGTTGAAGAAGTAGTAGATATGATTGAACAACGCTGTACGGATGTTCGACACTTACAAGCTGTCCGTAAATGAATTGCGTTTGCTTAGAAAGCAACTGTATTATCTCCATGCAGAAATGACTAAGTACAAGCGGCAAATGGTGACTGATGAATTAGCTACAATAAATCAGCGGTTACACGAGTTAACAGGAGAGCATAAATATCTACTCAAATGAACAACAGAGAATTTAAGGGCGTATGGATACCAGCGGATTTATATCTAAATCAAGACTTGAATTGGACAACGAAATTAATAATCCTGGAAATTGATTCGTTTAGTCGTAACGGTTTGCCTTGCTTCATAAGTAATGCTCACCTGTGCAGTCACTTACAATGCTCACAGAGTACAGTTGAAAAAGCATTAAAGGCAGCAGAAGATGCGGGATTTATAACCCGTACACGAGAGATGATTGGAGAGCATACCCGTAGAATTTTACGGATGAATACCGTAATAAATGACGGGGTTAACCCGTCAAAAACTACGGCTACTACCCGTAAAAAAGTACGACATAATAATACAAGGAACAGTACAAGTAACAAACCAATGAAAACAAGCAAGCCTAATGCGCAAGAATGTTATTTGTACTTTGCAGAATTAGGAGTTGAAAATCATTACGACGAAGCAGAAGCATTTAAAGATTGGTATGATCAAACTGGATGGACTTTAAAAGGAGGCAACAAGATAAAAGATTGGAAAGCAACAGCGCGTAATTGGGTGCGCAGACAAAAAAAACAAAGCGATGCAACAGCTACAAAAGGATTCAAGCAAACAAATTTCAACGCTGAGAACATTAAGTCTTTCGTTACTGAAGGATAGCAGCATACAACTTAGCCCAACGCAAGCATGGGATGAAGGCACGAACATAAAGCAAGCCTTAGCGATTGCGCCTGAAATGGTTCGGGGTTGGATTGTGTCTGAGGTAGGGCGAATGATTAAAGAATTGAATTATAAGGTGACGATTCAGAGCGATGAAGAATTGATGTTTTGTTGCAGGTCAATTATCGAAGAGCATCCGACTTTGAAGCTAGAAGAAATACGTGTGTGCTTTAACATGATACGCAAAGGCAAATACGGAAAGATGTTCGAACGCTTAAAGACTCCTGAGATACTGACGTGCTTGCAAACCTACCAGGGCGAAACACGCGCAGAAATTTTAGAGCAACGAGCGAAAAATAAAAAGCACGAAGCCACAGAAAAGACTGATGAGGTTTTGCAGCCTTTAGGTTTAGTGGAATTGTACGACAAGCTGCAAGTAAAAGAACACGTACCAACCAAAGAAGGCATAGGTACTAGACTAAAAAAGAAAAATGGATGGGACAAATGAATGAATTAATAAGCAATTGTTGCGGCGCACCTAAATTTGGAGATTGGGAAATATGCGCTGAATGTCTAGAACACACAGACTTTATCGAAGAAGATGATGATCACGAAGAGTAAAGCCAAAGTAAAACTTGACAAGGCTTTAAGCGACTACGTGAGAAAATCAAACGCAGATGAATTTGGGCAAGTAAATTGTTTTACGTGTACAGCGAGGAAAAATTGGAAGCTAGTTGATTGCGGCCATTTTATAACGCGATCTAAGATGAGTACCCGTTGGCTATATAAGCCTGAAGAGGGCATGGTCAATATGATGCCCCAATGTAAGCAATGCAATTTGACAGGCGGTCAACAGTATTTGTTTGCAAAGAGATTAGACGTAATTTACGGCGAAGGCACAGCAGATAAAATACTGCGCAAGAGCAATGAAACCACAAAATTTAGCATAGCAGAACTACAAGAGATGACTGCATACTACAATGACTTGTTTCGAAAACTTCCTGGTTAAAGAATACGACACCTTAAAAAGGTATGGTGACCGTTTGGTTGGCGAGGCTTGGGGACAAGATTTGCTACACGATATGTCGATTACTTTTTTAAAGAAGGGAGATAAACTAGACAAGCTATGCACACGAAAAGAAATGCTGCCTTACATGAAACGGGCTATGCGTATTGCCAGTTGGCATGAACACGGCAAGTTTTACAAACAGTACAAAGAGTACGAAAAACGAAAAGCGAATTTAGATGTCGAGCAGGTTTTGATAAAAGAACACGAAGTAATAGAGTTAGAGAAAAAACAACTTGGAACTGTATTCACTTTGCTTGAAGAGATAAATTGGTTCGACAGAGAGATATTTAAAGCCTATTTTTTACACAGTCACACACTACAAACATTAAGCGATGCCACAGGAATTAACAGACAAACAATCTACAGAAGCATTAGGAAAGCCCAAGCGCACATCAAAGCCAAGACGAAAGAAATCTAAAGGCTTAGGCGATGACATTGAAAAGTTTACGGAAGCCACAGGCATTAAAAAAGTCGTGGAGAAAGTATCGGAAATTACGGGCAAAGACTGCGGATGTAAGAAAAGAAAGGAGTATCTTAATAGAAGGTTTCCCCGTTATGATGGCATGAGCAAAGCCGATCAAAAAATATGGGTAGATGTATTGAAGCCTAAGTTTCAAGAAGGAGCGACAGTTTCATTGGCTTACCAGGAAACGTTCATTGACGTATACCAACGCACATTTGGAATCCGTTTGAAAAAAACGAATTGCGGAAAATGCGTATTAGAAAATCTAGAGCAACTAGAAAAGGCATACGCTATTAGCTGCGACAAATGAAGATACTATGTCCTGCTATACTTGACGGCTACCAACGCAGAAAGGATCGTAGCGTAAGTTTGCGCTTGCTTACCCAAGAGCAGACGAGCCAAGACCTAATGAACATTGACAGTTTGTTAGACACATTCGGCATACTGTACTTTAGGGCTGATGATTCGCCTGAAGACAGCGTACCGTTTGAAGAGTTAGACAGCATAGAGTTAGACTTGTACGATAAGAAGAAGACACAGAGCCAAAGGCTACGTGCCGTACTCTACAAGTTGTACAAGCAAGAGGGAGGGGAAGGAGAATTTAAAGACTACTACAAGGTAAAGACAGAGAAAATCATTGAACATTTTAAAAGCAGATTACAAGATGAGTAAAGCATCAATTTTAGCGCACGAAGAAATCAAGCCCAAGAAACTATCTATTGAACAACAGATATATTCTTACCTGGAAAACAATGGCGCAACTAGTCTACAGATGATTGAGTTTCATTTGGGACTAAAGAATCAAACAGCGTCAGCAAGATTAAGCGAGATGCACGACAAAGGCATAGTATGTTTTGATGCCTACGGTTCATATCGGGTGACGCATGATGAAAGAGAAAAGAGGGAGGTAGAGTGGCTTCGAATGCGTGACAAATACGAAAAGTGGAAAAAGCAAGGTGTAAAGAATGGGTGGTTAATTAGTGACTTTGATTCCCGCACCCAAAAAAAAGCGGAATGACACACGCAAGTTTGTTTAGTGGCATTGGAGGCTTTGACCTAGCAGCTCAATGGGCAGGGTTTACTAATGTCTTTAATTGCGAGTGGGAAGAATTCCCTCGCAAAGTCCTCAAACACCACTTTCCCAATGCAGAACAATACGCAGACATACACGACTTCGACGCAACTAAGTATAATGGACGAATTGACATTCTTAGCGGAGGATTCCCATGTCAACCGTTTAGCGTTGCAGGAAAGCGAAAGGGATCAGAGGATGAACGCCACCTGTGGCCTCAGATGCTTAGAGTTATCGGAGAGTGTCAACCCCGTTGGATCGTGGGCGAGAACGTTCGCGGGCTTGTTAGTTGGTCGGACGGATTGGTACTCGAAACGTGTTACTCTGACTTGGAAAATCTTGGGTACTCCGTCCAATCGTTTATTATTCCAGCTTGTGCCACAAACGCTCCCCACCGACGCGACAGAGTTTGGATTGTTGCTCACTCCGACAACTTCAGAACCAGTTCACGACTTGGAGAAGTTCAAAGCAAGGATGGAGAAATACCCGAACGGAACAACGATGCCAAACCTAGCGACACAAGTACACGGAATGCTCCCAACGCCGACAACGAAGAACGTAACGGGAGGTGCAGTCCAAGTGAACGAGAAAGGCAAGAGGCAGAACAAAGGGGGGACGGAATTTTCAGCGCAGCTGCACGACTTAGCAAAAAGCGGGATGCTTCCAACACCGACAGCGCAACAAGAACGAGCGAACGCATCAATCGACAGGGGAAAGGGGAATTTATCAGACGAAGTAGCAACACGATTCCAGGTGGGTGGGAAGAGTTCCCAACTGTCTCCCCTGTTTGTGGAGGAGATGATGGGCTTCCCAAAGAACTGGACGGTATCACCCTTCCAAAGTGGAGAAGAGAATCAATAAAAGGATACGGAAATGCCATAGTGCCACAAGTAGCACATCGTATATTTGAATCTATCAAAGAGTACGAACACCTGTAAATAACAGAAAAAAACAGACATGGCTAAGTACGATAAAGGACAATCGGGAAATCCTAATGGAAGACCAAAAGGTGCTAAGGGCAAAATATCTAGCGAAGCACGGCAATTGTTTGTCCAGGTAATGGAAGGCGAGATGGATAACATTAAAGATTCATTGGGCATCTTGCGTGAGAACAGCGACGAGAAATACCTGAAGGCTTTAAGCAGCTTGATGCCATACTTTATGCCTAAGCAAGTAGAAACAGACGTAACCATTTTAGAGGCTATTAAGCCCCCTTCGTGGTTTGATGAGGTATTGGATAGGACAGACCAAGAAGATGAGAACCTGACTACGTGAAACAGCCTAAAGCGTACTACGATGTAAAGGGAAGCAAGGCTCGTATCGTTTGCTTGCAGGGAGGGAGTCGAAGTGGCAAGACCTATTCAGTTTTGCATTGCCTGTGCGAATGGTGCTACACGTACCAAAACTCGCAGTTTACTATAACTATCATACGCAGAAGTTTTCCTTCGCTTCGTGCTAGTGTAATGCGTGACTTCTTCAACATCATACAAGAGGCAGGGTGGTATCAAGAGAAGCACCATAACAAGACAGAGAACACGTACAATCTGTTTGGTAACCTAATACAATTTATAAGTGCCGATCAGCCCGACAAATTCAGGGGCGCAAAGCACCATTTTGTTTTTCTCAATGAGTGTACAGAATTAGCTAAAGAGGTTTTTGTCCAAATTTCTATGCGTACCCTGTATAAAATTTTCATCGATTTTAACCCGTCAGAAGAGTTTCATTGGATTTATGATACGGTGATACCTAGGGATGACTGCGACTTTTTTAAGTCTACGTACCTGGACAACCCGTTTCTAAACAAAGAGGTAATAGATGAGATTGAGAGACTCAAAGACACAGACGAGAATTACTGGAGAATCTATGGACTAGGGGAAAGGGGCATAAGCAAGGAAACTATATTTCAAACGCACGTCTACGACGAACTACCCGAGAACGCAAAGCACATAGCATACGGCTTAGACTTTGGATTCGCTGCTGACCCTGCGGCATTGGTTCGAGTTAGTCAAAGGGGAGATGAACTGTACATGGAGGAGTTGATATACAGCGGAGGCTTAACCAACCAAGATTTAGGAGAGAAGTTTAGGGCATGGAATATAGGGAGGCATGATGAAATCATAGCAGATAGCGCAGAACCAAAAAGCATAACTGAGTTATCGCGCATGAACTTTAACGTGAAGCCTGCGCGTAAGGGAGCAGACAGCATACGCAATGGCATTGACATAATGAGAAGGCACAAGCTGTTCATCAAGTCAGACAGCCTAAACTTGCAGAAGGAGTTTAGAAATTACAAGTGGAATACTGATCGTGATGGTCGTATACTTCCACAACCTAGGGACGCTTGGAATCATGGCATCGACGCTGTGAGATACTGCTGCCTTAACAAACTAGCACACAGAAACCGTTCATACTACATAAGATGAAAGTAAGCCTACCTGAAGGTTACCACGAAATAACCATAGAGCAATACCAAAACGTTTGGAAAGCATACGAAAAATCTATGAATGCTCACGAGTCAGTACGACTAGCTATCGAGTGCTTAGGAGGACTAGAGCCTGGTTCGCTAAAAAATGCACAATGGCACGAGATAGAAAAGGCAGGAGAATTACTTGCATGGTTTATTGCTGACCCTGACGCTTCAACTATGAAGCAACCATTGCAACAAAAGGTTATGCTTGATAACAGATGGTATGGGTTTATTCCTAATTGGACTACGCTAACAGTAGGAGAATTTGCAGACCTTGATACGTATTGTAACCAAGGGATGTTTGATAACCTGCACGTCATTATGTCCATTCTTTACAGACCAATTGTGCTTGAACGCCATGACAGTTACGAGATAGAAACATACGTCCCAAGCAAGGAACGAAAGGCAAAAATGCTTAACTTAAAAATGGATGTAGCTATAGGCGCATTGGTTTTTTTTTGCAACATCGAAAAGGAATTAGCCATCACTATGCAACACTCTTTGAGCAAAAAGGAGCAGACAAAAAAGCCAAAACAATTCACAGTAAATGGGGCTGGTTCTCAACTATCTACGAACTAGCCGATGGTAACGTGTCAAACATGAATGCGGTAACAGAACTTTATATAGAAGATGTACTGACGTTCCTTTCTTATGAAAAGGATGTAGCAGTACAAAAAAACATAAGCATCGATGCAAACAATACAAGACATTAACAACGCCTTACAAAATATTGTAGACAACCACGATCAGCTAAAAAGTTTTCATACGTATACCATCGATACGTTGGACATGGAAAAGTTGAACGTGACTGATTACCCGTTGCTGTATGGACAATGTACTGGAGCGACAATGGAAGGCGGGGCTACTGTTTTTACTTTTGAAATCATTGTAGGAGACTTAGTGATTGAAAAACAGCAGGAAGTCATGACTGAAGTTTACACAGAAACGTATTTAATCTTGCAAGATGTCGTATCTCAGTTCGTGTTTAACGTTAGTCAAAGCAGCGAAATCTCTAATACTTGGAGTTTTGAATTGCCGTTAAACTGCACACCGTTTACAGCTAGGTTTGATAACCTGCTTACAGGTTGGAGTACGCAGTTTGATATTAAGCTACCTACGCCATTGAATCTCTGTATTGCCCCCTATGACTAAGTTAGAAGTGCAAATAAATGTAGGCGATAATACATACTTGCTCAAGATGCCTAAGTTTTTACGAGCCGTAAACGATTTGGGAGGAAGCGTTGTGTCAAGAGCAAGAAACATTTTGTCAGAAAAAGACAAGGTAGTTACGGGTGCTTTATCAGATTCGTTAGACTTTGAAATACTAGAAACATCAACGGGAATTACTTTGTCTTTTGGTGCTAGCGTCCCTTATTGGGATTTTGTAGAGCAAGGAGTTAAAGGCGCAGCTTCATCAGAAAAAGCACCTAACAGCGAATATCAATTTGGGAGTGGGACGGGTCAGAAGGGAGCGTTGAAGCCTGCTATTAGAAAATGGATAACGGATCGAGGCATAAGTAATCAATCCTGGAGAGATAAAAAAGGAAGGTTTTTGAGTTACGATGCTATGTCGCAAAGGATAGCAAGAAGCGTTTACTTGACAGGCATTAAGCCAACAGGTTATTACGCACTAGCATTTGACCAAACCGAAAAACAAGCAGAACGAAAACTAGGCACAGCCTTAACAAACGATTTGCAAGTCTTTTATGAAAGCAACTTTGGCAAGGAATACACAATCATTTACAATATCGGATAATGGCATATAACGTAAATCAGACAAGCACAGGGTTGCGCGGTTCGTATGATGATTTAATCTACGTGTTTCAAGACACATTAAATACAGCAGAGCCTAAATACAGGTATGCTTGCTCCGTGAATATAGACGGTCAACCAAGAGCCATTCTTCGTCAGCTACCAAACAACGCAGACTGTGCGGTATTTAATCCTCGAATCATTGCAGCGCAGTTTGTAAAGCCCGATGAGAACAAGTGGTTTCTAGGTCAATCAGCAAGTAATTTACTTAGCACAAACACAAGTGCATTTAAGACAGTAACGATTATACCTGGCTATCAATACGCAACATCTGCAAATTTAGAACCTACCCTTACATTGCTTGGTGCTTCTTACCATCAAACTGTGCAATTGGTGTCAGGCAATTTTACCTTACCTACGTCAACGGTAATTGAAACGACAGACAGCGCACAGTACATACCCGACGATTCTAATGCTTTGTTTCTTTCTGATGCGCCATTGGTAGCAGGCGTATATACAAACTACGTAGTTTACGACACAGGCAAAACGAATTGGGCAGCTTTAGCCTTTATCAATACTTCCGCATCTACTGCAACCTATGTTAGAATTCGATACTTTAACAACGCAACTCAATTAAGTACAACTGAAATAGAAAATAGCGTTGCCAATGGAGGTGTGCCACCAAGTAGCGTAAGCGCAGATACAGAACGCCTACTGTACTTAGGTGTAGGTACAGCGAATTTAAATGGCTATTCAGGTCAATCATCACCAGCTAATCCCGCCAAT